AGGGCAGCATCATTTAGTTTCCATACCCTTTTGTCTCCAACCTCCATTGCCCAACGGCACATGGCAGCGTTTGCGAGACACAGGACAGGGAACGAGATGATCGACCCCATCAGCTGGCCCATCTGTTGTTCGACTTTTGTTACTTCGGCGAAGCCGGAAACACTACTTAACTTAGATACATCAAAGACGTGGCCCGTAAGGGCCTCCTTAAAGAGCTGTGCTTCAATGGAAGACAGGTCAAGGATCTTTGAGACCTCCTGAGCAATTGCCTCGCTCACCCAGGAGTATAAGTTATCCGTAGCACCCGAGTAGTCTCCCGATAAGTACTCTTGGCCCTCCAAAAGGTTCCGCCCTAGGGCGTTTAACATTCCTAGCTCAGTATTAGGCTCTCCAATAAAACGGAAAGTCTTCTGCTTGCGCATTGTGGAATGCATGAACTTTTGCAAAGCCTTGAGAACAAAGTAGGTATGGGGAGGTCCCTTGGTAATGACTCGTACTTTGAGTGCTTCTAGTAAACCCACAGCCTCGACCAGCTTCTCTTCAGTTTTCGCTTCCTTTAGGACGCGGAACCATAGAGTTGCAAATCGGGACCTAAGTTCACTAGAATCATACTCGAAAAGTTCGTCGTCACCCTCGAGGGCCTCTTCCCCTAGACCTACCCGTGAGACATCAAAAGTCCCACCTGGTGTCCGTAACCCCTTCAAAAGTTCACCATCGAAGAGGGTACCTAACGTACCGGCGCCACTCCTACTGTTAATGTAGTTACTACTAGTACTAGGAAAGAAAGCTGCAAGTCTATCTTTAAGGGTGTATTTAGCTTCGCTGAATACCTCATGGACGGTCCTCTGAAGTTCAAATATCATAGTCTCCTTTGTTAGGCGATTTCTGATGTCTTGTCCTTCAAGATCCCCCCATGGCCGTAAAGACTGTGAAGGCTGCTCAGGTTTAACCTGGGACAGTGCCTTAATAGTCTTCCATACGGACACATCCTTATAGAACTCGGAGGCTCTTGGCATTCCACCCTTGCTCTGCAGGATGGAAAACATGAAACTCCGGAAGCGTGTTTTAACTTTGGTATTACCGGGCTTTTCGGCCTGTCGAGAAAACCTCTTCAGCCACATAAAAGCCTTTCCACCAAAGAGCACGCCATACTTGTCTACTTCCTTACCTTCCCCTACATCGTAAGGGGGAACAGGAATCACTTGCTTCATGTGGAAACTGAAAAAGGCGGCTAGCTTATGCTTGACCACCTTTACCCAGTCTCCATCCGGCAAGAGGTTGCTTCTATCGAAGTCACTGTTCCTCCCCACAAGTACCTTTAATCGGTCAACAAGCTTGCGCTCGTCCCTTTTATCGATACCCTCACAACCATACAACACATACACTTTACTTAACACACACACAACCCGTGACAGGGCAACATCCAAGGTATCTTTCCCTTTAGCCGAGGCTAGGGGTGGGATATCAAGGATGGGAGATTTATCTACCAGGGCGTTTTCATCGGACATGATTACGC